TTATCTCAAACAAATAAACAGCCTGCGTATTCTAAGGCGCCAGTGAGACAAGAGCAGTTACCAAATTGGAATGGGATGCAAGAAGATGTACCTTTATCACCTGAAGAATTAGCTGAATTAGAACGACAAAAACAAGAATTATTAGGAGAGTGACAATATGATAAACCAAGTTGTGTTAGTTGGACGTTTAACGAAAGATATAGATTTACGCTACACCGCAAGTGGTTCTGCAGTTGGAAGCTTTACTCTTGCTGTGAACCGTAACTTTACAAACCAAAACGGCGAACGAGAAGCGGATTTTATCAACTGTGTAATTTGGCGTAAGCCTGCTGAAACAATGGCTAATTATGCTCGTAAAGGAACATTATTAGGAGTTGTTGGCAGAATTCAAACTCGTAATTATGACAACCAACAAGGCCAACGTGTCTATGTGACTGAAGTTATTTGCGAGAGTTTCCAATTATTAGAGTCAAAAAGCACCAACGAGAATAGAAATAGCATTCAGAGTTCGCAGAATAGCGTTACAGGCGTTCAAAATAATTTTGAGAGTAATTATGCCACAAATCAAAATAAAGGCTTAAATCAACAAAATAACAGCCAACAAATGTCGTTTGGTGGAGATGTAGATCCGTTCGCAGGCGCAGGTAATTCAATCGACATTAGCGATGATGATCTGCCTTTTTAGGAGGTTAAAAAATGAACAGTGTAATTTTTGAAGATATAGCACGTATTCAAGCTGAAAAAAAGCAAAAGCGAAAAGAAATGCTTAAGTTAATGAATGAAAACCCAGATTGGTATAGACATCCAAAAAGCATGGTCTATCGTCAAATTAAAATACTTGGTAAGGATATTGGTGAGCAAACAATGGATAAATCTAAACCAATCAGCTCAATTGATAAAGACAAGTTCACCATTCAAGAATATTTGTATTTGCAATGGATAGGATATTCAGTGAATGCAATCATAGAAGCGTTAGGAATGCCTAGAAACAAATTTTGGGAATATAAAGCTGAACATTTAAATTAGGTTTATGAAGTGAAAGCGAGTGTTCATGTTGCTGGAGATTTATTACACGCCAACATCCGCTATTATTGCGGATGCATTGGCTAGAAAATATGAGATCGTTTCTTTAGACAAAGCTAGAAATATTGCGAAGAAATTTAAGGCTAGTTTAAAGCAGAAAACGGACCTTTATGTGATTGAGGGAATTTTGATTGATGCTGGTTATAAAAACGAACCAGTGAATTTATAAGAAAGGAGCGGAGATTTGCGGCCGCATTAAAAAGCTTTTTCTCCTTTGAAATTATGAAAAGAATACTTGATGCTTGCTGTGGTAGCAGAATGTTTTGGTTTGCTAAGCAAAACGAACAAGTTTTGTTTATGGACAACAGAGAACATTACGAAAAATTAGACAGTGGACATGTTATCGATGTTAATCCTAATCTAGTTGCAGATTTTAGAAAGATGCCTTTTGAAGATAACTCGTTTTATCATGTTGTATTTGATCCTCCGCATTTATTGAGGTGTGGTAATAACAGCTGGTTGGCTAAAAAATATGGCAAGCTAAACGAGAAAACTTGGAAAGAAGATATACAAAAAGGTTTTCATGAGTGTATGAGGGTTTTGAAGCCCAATGGGACGTTAGTTTTTAAATGGAACGAGGAACAAATCAAGTTATCTGAAATATTAAGCACAATTGATTGTGAGCCATTGTACGGCAATAAAAGAGCAAAAACACATTGGTTAGTATTTATGAAAGCGAGTGAATAAGATGAATGAGCAAATAAATTTGCTTGAGTTAGATAATGATAAACTTTGGCAATTTTATGGGCATTATTGTAATGACGATTGGTCCGCTAAGACAGAGACCGTGAATGGTGATGCTGATATAGTGCTAGGTTTTAGAGTTAAACTATCGAAAAATGAGCTGAGAAAAATATGCAGAGATGCCATTGAAATAAGCAGAATTAAGTATGGATATTCTGTCAGGTTTTTAACAAATAATGTAAAGAAAGAGCTGTTCGTTCGTTTTGACAACTACACGACTAGTAAAAAAAGAGATGTCTTTGAACATATAAATTTATATTTTTAAGCGGAAAGAGAGTGAAGAAGATGATTCCAAAGTTTAGAGCGTTTATAAAAAAAGAAAATAAAATAAGAAATGTCACAACAATCGATTTCACGCTAAAAATTATTGAATGCTTGAATGGCGTTCTTGAATATGAGTTTGAATATGTTGTTTTGATGCAATCAACAGGGTTGAAAGACAAGAACGGCGTTGAAATTTTTGAGGGTGATGTATTATATTACATTCCTTTCGAATCGCATATAAATGATAGCATCGTTGTATTTGAAAAAGGTTCATTCTGCAAAAAAATGTTAAGAAATGGAAAATTAACATCTGTTAGATTCATTGACAGCGAAGAATATGAAGTTATCGGAAATGTCTACGAGAACCCAGAACTATTGGAGGGAACAGAATGAGTAAAAAGATGAGTACGTTATTCCACGAGTTTATTCATGATAATGACTTAAACGGTAACGATGAAATTATCAGAGAAACAAATACAGTTGTTGCAGAAGATGACATCGAAGTAGGCACGATGTTAGATGATCGAGTGGGTGAAAAATATTTTTACAAGTGCATGGAATTAGCAGAAAACGTCATCAAATCTTTTGAAGATGAACAACCAGAACTCAACGAAAATCAACATGTTGTGCTTGATTGGTTGAAAGAATCATGCAAATTAAACGGATTACGTGAAGTTATCGAAATTATGGGGTTTTTATCAACTACTGGTGGAAAAATGAAGTATAAGCAAGTAGCTTATGCATATGGTGATTTAAATGATGATGAATTGAAGCATGTCTTACAAGCGTTTAGCCGGTGGGCTATTGAACAGGAGGAAGGATAATGGGAGAAATTGCAGAAATGATGTTGGAAGGTGTCTTATGTGCAAGTTGTGGAGTATTCCTTGATGTAGACGGGAATGGGTATCCTGAATATTGTGAAGATTGCCAAGAACAAATAATCGAGGAGGACCATCGATGATTAAACAAGAATTGATTGGTATTTTAGAAGGTTTAGAAGGTGATTCATTCATCGAAAAGTACAACGAAGGATATGATCAAGCAGTTCGTGACTGTTTGATTGCAGTGAAACAACTAGACGAACCGAAAAAAGTCATATTTTCACATGAAGAGAAATTCGTGGCAGATTGGCTTGATGGTTTAAAGGGTAGAATTAGTGATAAAAAACTAAGCTCTGGTGCTGCATTTATGGTATTCGTTGGTCAACAGTTAGAATGCTTATATTATAACGAATATACATTGATAACTGACGATGTTGAGGGTTGGCTTTTACATCCAGAAAATAAAGTAAAACTATTGAATGCGATTGATAACGGCTACGAAGTCGAGAAAGAACAGTTGTATAAAGTAGTTATTGACCATAAATATTTAGTGCAACTTTTTAGTGGTAGAACTGATGCTAGACTTGTTGAGTATGAAGAACTAACAAATTGGCACGATTCAGCATATAAACTTACTGAATCAGTAATCAAATCAATTGACGAGCGTTACTGGCCGTTTGCTTTGAAAGTTGATGGTGAATAGATGAAATATAAAACTAGATATAGCAGCATTGTTCCGAAAGGACAAACAGGTGAGTGCATTGATAAAGTCGATGGTGAAATATTGGCTTTATTAATCAAGTTTGATAACGGCGAAGTGTTTTGGTTTATGAAAAGAGATTTAATTGAAGTGGAGGATAAGTGATGCTAAGTTATCCAGAAGTTTATATTTTAGGGCGACAAGTCAATGGCATTTATGTTGAATACATGAGAAGAATGTTTTACACATTATCAGATGCTAAACGTAATGCAGATTTTTATAACAAACACTATAATGGCGAATGGAAAATTTTAAAATACGGTAGACCAAATACAGTGGAGGCTTAAAGATGAATCATAGTAATTATACAGGCGTAGCAGAGAGCCTAACTCAAAGTTTTAAAAATTTAGCGGAATCAATCAGAAAAGGATTTGGGATTTTTAGTGAACAAGAGAACCGACGAATTCGCTATTTATGCAGTAGGGGTTTTTCTCTTGAAGATGCGAAGATTGTTACTAAATTGGAAAGCGGATATAACATTTCATATGAGGAATTGGATAGGTTTAGAAAACTAGTCAATCATTTAACAGGAGTTGATGATCAATGCTAACAATTATTTTAATTACAATTATCGTCTTGTTTGTGTTAGTGATTAATAACCAAGCGAAAGAGCTAAAGAACCTAAAGTATCAAAATGCAGGGTTGAAAAAAGTTCTTAGGGCTGTGAATGAAGGCCAAGAAGTTACAGACGTGTATATTTTAGATATTTCAGAAGTAAAAGACTAGCAGAATTTTAGGAGATGATGATTAGTTGCGGACGTCAACATTTAACTATATCAAAGATATTTTAGGAGACTATTATAAAACCGATGACTATATTCGGCAACGAGAGTTAGAACTACGACATCCATATAAAGAAACGGATATCAATGGCGATATTCAAGGCAAAGGGACTAATTCGGCTACGACTGAACGGTTAGCTATTACTATCGCTACAGATCGTCGATTGTGGAATTTAGAAAGGAACCGCAATATTATCCAAAGTTGCCTAGCAGAATCGGATGAACACACGCAGGTAATCATTGAAGAGCTTTACTTAAAAAACAGACCAACACTCACTTTATTAGGGGTAGCTCAACAGTTATTTATCAGTAAAAACACAGCCTATCGATTAAGAAATGCTTTTTTTGAAAGAGTCGCAGAAGAATTAGGATTGTAATGGGAATTTGTTGGGAATTTTAACTGTAGTCAATATGGTAAATTAGTAGTGTGAGAAGTGTAAGGAAATCAAAAATAAATATTATCTCGTTGCTAACACTGATCACACTATCACTCGCAAACTGATACGTTCTCTTAGAGGGGAGGTGAAGAGCCTTCTCTTTTTTTTATAGGTTTGCGAGTGCTGCTATTATAAAAACTAAACCTTTGGTATACTTAAATAAAAAATTATCAGGGGTGCTTTAGATGGAATGGTGGCAACTATGGGTTCCTTTTGGTGGAACTATAGCGGGAATATTTGCAAATGTATATATTAATTATACACAGACAAAGAAAAAAGAAGTACTTCAAAAGGAAATAACTCAAAAACAAATTGATGCCAATTTAAAAGCAAAGGCAAGAATAGAATGGATTGCTTTGGTAAGAGGTTTAGTGAGTGAATATATTTCAAACTATTATAAAATAACAGTAATTGTAGATAGAATTTCTAAGGAAGAAAAATCAATCCTAGGTAATACTAAAGCAAAAAATACAAAAACTACGGAAAGTTCCTACGAACAGCTAATAGAGAATAACAAGGATGAAATCATTAGATTAAAAAAAGAATTGAATGAATCGGTAAGTAATAGTATATCAATATCAGAACAAATTTTTTTACTTTTTGCTGATAGTGATGAACATAAACAAATTAGAGAATTATTCACAAGTTCAATTAGTTTTTTGAAAGAAATTAATGCTAGTGAATCATATGAAAAAGAAAATGAAGTTTTAAAAAAACTGGATGAAAACTCTGAAAAT